GAGCGGCAGCGCAACGAACTGGGTGTGAAACTAGCCAACGAGTGGCAGACGCGGGTTTCTCATGAGCAGCAAGAGATTGCCAAGCGTTATGAGCAAGGGCTCGCCGTCATTAGCAAATCGATACCGGACTGGTCGCAGAATTATGCCGACAAACTGACCGACTACGCTGTGAAGACTTACGGCGTCAGCAAGGAACAACTGAGAGAAGTTCAGTTGGTTAACCCTGGCCTCGTGGTCGTGTTGGACAAGGCCCATAAGCTCGACCAGATCATCGCCAAGCAGCGAGCCGCAGCTGGCAAGCCGCAACCGCCTGAGCCGATGCCCGTCACTACGGTCGGTTCCCGTCACTCTCCGGCGTCGACGGCGCCGAAGGACAGTGACGACATCGATACGTGGATGAAGAAGCGGAATGCCCAACTGGCGCGGCGGAACCAGCGGCCGAACGGACCCCTGCGGTTCAGATGACTTAACCCCCCATGTAGCGCGCATGGGTCACGCCGTGAGGCGTCGCCCCTCCCGCTCGAAGGACCCTTCACATGGCCAATACGTTACTAACTCCCACCATAATTACGCGAGAAAGTCTTCGAATACTCCACCAGCGCCTTAACTTCATCGGCACCATCGAGCGCCAGTATGACGACCAGTTCGCCAAGACCGGCGCCAAGATCGGCCAGAACCTGACGATCCGGAAGCCCAATCAGTACACGGTCCGGACCGGCCAGGTGATGACGATCCAGGACACGACGGAACAGAGCGTCGTGCTGACGGTCAGCACGATCAAGGGCGTCGACATGCAGTTCGACGGCCGCGATCTGACGCTGACCATCGACCGGTTCTCCGACCGCTACATCGCCCCGGCCATGACCGTCCTGGCTTCCGCTATCGAGGCGGATGCCTTGAACATGGTCAGGGACGTGGCGGCCGAAGCGGCGCCCAGCCCGATCACGGGACCGCTTACTTCTTCCGTTGTGCTCAATGGCAGAAAGCGGCTTAGCGATGCTTTGGTGCCGCAAGAGCCGCGCACGGCGCTACTGCCGACCCAGATGACCGTCGATCTCGTCTCCAGCTTGCAGCCTTTGTTCAATGCCCCGGGAGAACTGACGACCCAGTACAAGGAAGGCTCGATGGGGCGTTTTGCTGGGTTCGACTTCTACGAGAACACGTTGCTGGGCAAGTTCGCGTCGGGCACGGAAACCGCGGCCGGGACGATCACCGTCAGCGGTTCGAACCAGACGGGTTCTGCCATTACCGTCACCAACGGTTCGGCCAAGACCTTGTCGCAAGGCGATGTCATCAGCTTCGTCGGCTGCAACAGGGTGCATCCCGAGACCAAGGCCGATACGGGCGTGCTGATGCAGTTCACGGTGACGTCTGCGGTCGGCACTGGTGGTACGACCATCAACATCTCGCCGGCCATCGTCACGACGGGCCCGCAGCAGAACGTGACGGCTTCGCCGACGACCGGCCAGGCTATCACCAAGATCGGCGGGGCCGGCGGCGTTATGGACATGGGCGTTCTCTACCACAAGGAGGCGTTCGCGTTCGCGACGGCGGATCTCGTCATGCCGCAGAATCAACATTTCGCGGCCCGCGAGGTGCAGGACGGGATCTCGATGCGGATCTGGACGGGAACGGACATCATCAACAACCTGTTCCCCACCCGTATCGACGTGCTCTACGGCTACAAGACGATCCGGCCCGAGATGGCTTGCCGCATCGTTGCCAATTCGACCGCGTAGAAAGGAAACCGAAAGATGTCGATCGCTATAGGAGATAAGGCGACGGGAACCTTGCAGTTGTTTCTCGCCGACGGGACCTTCTTCACCGCCGATTGTGTGCTTAACGTGATCGGTGCCGGCGAGAGGACGGCCGAGGAGGCCAAGCAGGCGGCTGAGGCTGCGAAGGCGGCCGAGGTTGTGCGGGCCGAGGCTGCGAAGGCGGCGGCTGCCGAGGAGGCCAAGGCCGCCAAGGCCGCCGAGGCCGCCAAGGCGCATCCGGCCGCAGCCCACGCCGCGGCGGCATCGCCACGGTAATGCCGATTACAAATTGCGTGAACTGATGGAGAACTGAAATGCCACCTCCCGTTAAGCAGCTATCCGATGGCAACCCAGGGGGCACGGGCCTCGGCCAGTCCCCTGCGGATGTCATCTCGTTCTACGGCGTCACGCCCGTGACGCAGCGGGCCGGGACCGTCCAGGCGACGAGCAACATCACGGCGACGAGCAACGCCACCGCGACGTTGCAGGAAATCGCGGCGACGCTGATTGGTCTGGGATACTGGAAAGGCGGGCCTTAGTCGCCTGGCTAAGGTCGTCCTTCACGTCGGCTGCGGGGGTACTCCACTGCCTTCGTGGCTCGACGGCGAGGCGGTCCGGCTCGACATAGATCCCGATGTCGGGCCGGACATCGTCGCCTCGATGACGGACATGGGGGACATCGGGCCGTTCGACGCCGTCTACAGCTCGCATTCCCTCGAGCATCTTTATCCCCATGAGGTGCCATGGGCGTTGGCCGAGTTCCTGCGGGTTCTGAAGCCCGGCGGGGCAGCCATCATCTTCGTTCCCGACCTCGAGGACGTGAAGCCGACGGACGACATCCTGTATGTCTCGCCCGGCGGTTCCATAGCCGGTTTCGACCTGATCTATGGCCACCGGGCTTCGTTGCAGGCCAATCCATGGATGGCGCATCATACGGGCTTCATTTCCGGCACTCTGGCGAAGGCGATGAGCGAGGCGGGATTTCAGTCGGTCAAGGTCGAGCGGCTGAGCTGCTGGAACCTGTTCGGCGTGGGGCTGAAGGTGGCATGAGCGAGATCAAGGTCGAGCACGGCGATTGCCGCGACGTCATCAAGGCGATGACCGATGCGAGCGTTCATGCTGTGGTTACGGACCCGCCTTACGGCATCAAGTTCATGGCGAAGGCGTGGGACCATGGGGGAACTGCCTTCGATCCCGCGTTCTGGGCCGAGGTGCTGCGCGTGCTCAAGCCCGGCGGCCATCTGGTGGCATTCGGCGGGACGCGGACATATCACCGCCTCGCCTGCGCGATTGAGGATGGGGGCTTTGAGATCCGCGATCAGATCGGCTGGGCCTTCGGGTCGGGATTCCCGAAGTCGCATGACGTGAGCAAGGGCATCGACAATTCGCTTGGACTGGAGCGGCAGCGCGATGTGGTGCCGGAAAAACGCTCACCCCTCCATGGCGACCGGCCATGGATGAATGACCCGGAGCATCGATTCCAGAGCAAGGAAGCGATATCCGACGTCGCGCGCCAATGGCAGGGCTGGGGCACGGCTCTGAAACCGGCCTGGGAGCCGATCTGCCTCGCCCGCAAGCCGCTGACAGGCACCGTGGCGGCCAATGTCCTGGCGCACGGCACGGGGGCGCTGAATATCGATGGATGCAGGGTTTCCGGCGACGTGCCGAGAACAACGCGCGGAAACTCCTTCGGTCGGCTGAATGACGATGGTTGGAAGGAAAGCCAAACCACATTTGAGCCATCATCTCTCGGCCGCTGGCCCGCGAATCTGATCCACGACGGCAGTGAGGAAGTGCTGGCGGCGTTTGCTGCTGCTGGGGATCGCGCCGCAAGCCACAATCAGTCAGTGTCTGAGAGTGCAAATTCCTGGTTTGGAAAAGCACACTACGATGGGCACGGCTTTAACGATACCGGTTCAGCCGCCCGTTTCTTCTATTCCGCCAAGGCCGACAAGGGCGACCGCCTCGGCTCCAAGCATCCCACCGTCAAGCCCGTCGATCTCATGGCCTACCTGTGCCGGCTCATCTGCCCGCTAGGCGGCACGGTCCTCGATCCCTTTGCTGGCAGCGGCGCGACGGGCATGGCGTGTATGCGCGAGGGGTTCGACTGCATCCTGATCGAGCGCGAGGCGGAGTATGTCGCCGACATCCGACGCCGGTTGCAGCACGTCGAAGGTGCCGATACGCCGCTATTCGATCCCTTCGATGCGAAGGCCGACAGCATGGGAAGCTGGGAGTTGGCTATTTCGACCTTGCGAGAGCGCTTTGTTGCAGAGCAGCAACTCAAGCTTTTCGATGCCGAATGAGCAACCACGTCATTTTTTGCCTGCCCTTCCTCGAGCGTCCGACGAAGCACGTCATCAAGGCGTTGGAGGACAGCATCCCGGTCATCACCGCGGCCGGCTGGACCGAGGGCTTATGCCAGGAAGTCGGCAACGCCTACATCAGCAACGCGCGGGCGACGATGCTGCGGAAGGCATTGGACGCCAAGGCTGACGCCATCGTGTTTCTTGACTACGACCTGAGCTGGCGCCCGGCCGATCTTCTGAAACTGCTTGAGACGCCGGGCGACGTCGTGGCGGGGACGTACAGGTACAAGCAGGAAAAAGAAGAGTACATGGGCGGCTGGCATGTCGACGCGAACCAGCGCCCTATCCTGCGCGACGATGGCTGCATCAAGGCGGCGGGCGTTCCGGCGGGTTTTCTGAAAGTCACGCCTGCGGCGGTGGGGAAGTTCATGAAGGCCTATCCCGATCTCGTCTATGGCGATCCCTGGCGCCCGTCCGTCGATCTGTTCAACCACGGCGCGCATGAGGGGACATGGTGGGGCGAGGATATGGCTTTCAGCCGGCGGTGGAACGAGAGATGCGGGGATATCTGGCTCATTCCAGATTTGGAGATTACGCATTGGGCCGGCAATACGCCTTTTTCGGGGAATTTGCATCGCTGGCTGCTGCGCCAGCCGGGCGGCCGGGACGATCCGATGCGGCTGGCGGCGCAATGAGCTTCTGGCGCCGGATGATGGAACGCTGGCTGGCCTGGATGAAGAAGCTGCGCGGGCCGCCGGCGACGTGACATGCCGGTCAACTTTGCTGCCCTCCTGCAGAGCCTGAAGGCCCAGCAGCCGCCACTGAATGGCCCTGTCATGGGTGGGGCGCCTCCGGATGGCGCATTGGGTGGGCCTGCCGATTTCCGCAATCCCTACATGACGCGCCCGGCGCCGCAGCAGGACGTGAGGGCGGCAATCGCCGATGCCATCCGGAGCGCCACGGGATGGCAGCCGGGCACGCCGCCGCTTTTGTTCCGGAGGGAGGTCCGGCAACTCTTCTGCGAATTCCTAAGAGCGCTGCTCAGTTCAAGAAGGAAGGTTACACGAATGATTTGTACGTTACAAAACCCATTGCCGCGCAGCATATCGAGGCTTTGGGTACAGATGGCTGGCAACCGCTAGGATCGAAGGGCACTCGATGACGACCTACGCTGATATGTACACCCGGATCGGCGACGAGATCCAGGACGCGACCCTGACCACCCAGGTGCAGCGCGCCATTCAGGACGCCATCGGAGGCTTCGAGCACAACCGTTTCTATTTCAACACGGCGCGGGCTTCGTTCGCGACCGTCGCTAACCAGGAATACTACGGTGCCGCCGACTTTGTCGATATTCCGCGGCTGATCGAGATCATCTCGCTGGTGGCGACCATCACTGGCGTCGATTTTCCGCTCCAGGCCGAGGACTATCGCCAGATGGACCGGGCGCAGAACAGCTATTACAAGGGGCCACCCCGGACTTTCTCCTATTACGGTGAGCAGATCCGGCTCTATCCCATCCCCGACCAGGTCTATCCGCTCCGGATGTCCTATCACTATCGCCTGACGCCGCTGGTTAACGCCACTGACACCAATGCCTGGATGACCGATGCCGAGATGCTGATTCGCCAGACGGCCAAGGGGCTGCTGGCCATCGACGTGCTGCAGGAGCCCAACATTGCGCAAGGGGCGCAGATCCTGGCCGACAAGGCCTTGGCCGGATTGCAGATGGAAACCCGCAAGCGGCGCTCCAACGACACGCTGAAGACCCAACTGCCGCGCCGTTGGCACTATGGCGACGTGCGTTCCGGGGAGACCTGGTAGATGCCGATCGCCGCTCCCGTGAGCCAATGGGAACCGGACGGGCCGTATTTTGACAATCCCTTTGCTATTGAGGCGCTGAACGTCATCCCCAAGAAGCAGGGCTATGGTCCCGTCCCCGCCTTCGGTTCGGTGACGGGTGCGCTCAATGCGCGTTGCCAGGGGACGTTCTTCGCCCGCAAGAGCGACACGACGGGCGTGATCTTCGCCGGCGATGCGACCAAGCTCTATCGCCTGCCGGCGGGCAATACCGGCGCCTGGACGGATGTTTCACGGGTAGCGGGCGGTGCCTACAACTGCCCCAGCGATGGCCACTGGACGTTCGTTCAGTTCGGGACCAACGTCCTGGCCTTCAATGGCTCCGATGTGCCGCAGACCTTCAACGTCGACAGCTCGACCAATTTTGCGGCGCTGGGGGGCAGCTCGCCGACCGCGCTCTATGCCGCCATCGTCGGCGATTTCGTCATGGCGGGCAACTTGGGAGCCCTGGGTCGCAGCACGGTCCAATGGTCGGCGATCAACGATTGCACGAACTGGGTCACCTCGCAGCAGACCGAGGCCGACAACCAGATCCTGCCGGACGGCGGCAGCGTCCAGGCGCTCTTCGGCTACAACTACAGCGCCACGATCTTGCAGGAATTCGGCATCAAGGTCGCGACCTACGAAGGGCCGAACCTGATCTTCCGCTTTTCCAAGATCTCGGAGGGCCTGGGCTGCTCGATCCCCGGCTCGGCGGCACAGTATCAGGACCGGGTGTTTTTCTACAGCCATGCCGGCCTCTACATGCTGCAGGCTAATTCGGTCCTGACGCCGATCGGCGAGCAGCGGGTCAACAACTGGTTCAAGCGCAATCTGAACCAGACCTATGCCTATCGCTGCTGCGCTGCCGTCGATCCGATCCGCGGCGTCTATGTCCTGGGCTTTCCCGATCAGACGAGTTCGGGCGCCATCAACCATTTCCTGACCTACAACTACATGCTCGACCAGTGGACGCACGGCCAGCCAGGCAATCTCGAGTGGCTGCAGACGGGCGTGACGCAGGCGCCCTGGACGATCGAGCAGCTGGCGGTCGTGTTCGGGACCATTGAGAACGTGCCCTATCCCCTCGACAGCGTCGTCTGGACGGGGACGGCCATTCCCATGCTGGGGGCCTTCGATACCAACCACACGCTGGGGTACTTCAACGGCCCCAACATGCCGGCTACGGTGACGACCACCGAGATGAACCTGGTGGACGCCAAGAAGGCTTTCGTTCGCGGCCTTCGGCCCATCCTGCAAGGAGCTTCGCCGCCGGCTATTTCGATCTCCCTCGGCACGCGCGATCTGCAGACCAATCAGAGCGTTTTCGGGCCTGTCATTCCCATGGACCAGTTCGGTTATTGCCGGTTCAGGTCGAAGGCGCGTTACCACGAAGCCAAGATCATGATTGCCGGCGGTGGCAACTGGGACGTGCTGCTGGGCGCCGACGATCCGCTGTTTGTCCCGTTTGGAACGAGGTGAAGCATGGTTACCCAATCGCCCAGGACGCCGTTGATCAAGGGCTGGAACCCGCCGACGGTCAAGCCGGCGCCGGTCAAGAAGGGCAGCATTCGGCAGGAAACCCGGAACAAGGGGACCGGCAAGTCCGCGGGCAAGGGCTGGACGTCGGGCAGGAAGCCAGGCGCCGGCCTGAAGGGCTTGTGACATGCCTTCCAAGAGCAAGGCCCAGGCCCGCTTGATGGCGGCGGCTGCCCATGACCCGGCCTTCGCCAAGAGGGTTGGTGTGCCCAGGAAAGTAGCGGTCGAATTCAACAAGGCCGATGCCGGAACCGGCATCATCAGGCCCAAGGGCAAGGCGGCGGCGAAACCTCGCGGTCTGCTTGGGCGATGACCCATCGCGTTCCGCCGGATGTTCCGGCGCCTCTCAAGGATGTCGAGCCCAGACTGGTCGAGTGGCTCAAGGACATGCGCCGGGCCGTCTTCGGTATCATGCGGGGCGACGTCAATCAGCAGGCGGCGGCAATCCTGACCCTGACGCCGGGGGCCACGACGACGACGCTTAGCGAGCATCGCATCAGCGGCCAGACGGTTCTTCTGCTGCAACCGCTGACAGCTAATGCTGCAGCCGCCCTGGCGACCACCTGGATGTCCGTTCCGACCAAGGGCGCCGTCGTGATCAATCACGCGAATTCGGCCCAGGTCGACCGCAGCTTCCTCGCGATAATCACGGGATGATTTGATGACGACCATGCTCCGGGGGCGCAAGAAACGCTGGTATGTCATGGCTGCCCGGCCCATGCCGGGCAACCTGCCGCTGGACATCATCACGGCGGCGTCGGCCGGGGCCGGCTATGGCTTGCGGAAGATCAAGTCCAGCTATGGCGGCCCTTGCTGCAACATCCGCCGCTCGTCGGACAATGCAACCCAGGACATCGGCTTCGCCGGCACGGATTTCGACGTCGCGGGTTTCAGCGCCTTCGTCGGCGGCGGTAACGGTTTCGTTACGTCCTGGTACGACCAGAGCGGCAACGGCCGTCATGCCGTCCAGGGCACCGCCGCCAACCAGCCGCAACTCACGCTGGGGGCCACGACGACAGGGCGTCCGGCTCTCGTCAGCTCGTCCGTGACCATAGGCCTGACGGCCACCACGCCGGCCCTCGCATATCCCATGAGCCTCAATTCGGTGACGAAGCGCACCGGCGCTTTTACGGTCTTCGACGTCGTCATCTCGTTCGGTAACAGCTATCCCGGCATTTTCTACCAGAATTCCGCCGATGGCGGCATTGGCTTGGCCAACATCAACAGCGCCATTCTGAACAGCGTCGGGGCGACCGACGCCTTGTTCCGGGTCGCCATTGGCGTCCGGCCCGCGGGCGGTACCGGCTCGGTCACGGTGGATAGCACGACCGTCACTGGCGTCCTGGGTGATGTTGTGGGCTCGACGGCGCTTTCCCTATTCGATCCCAACATCAGCGGCGGCCTCATCGGCTCGATGTGCGAGGCGATCTGGTTCCAGGGGGCGCTTGGCGCCGGCGATATCCTCAATCTGCAGACCAACCAGAAGGCATACTACGGAACCCCCTGAAAATGGCAAAATACCTGGTCTTTCAAAGCCTCGAGGCGGCCGATGCCCGTTCGGCGGAGCAGGCGCAAGCGCTAGGCTGCGACCGCAGCACCACAACGCACTGGTGGGACAGCATCGAGAACGAGGAGACGCACCAAGGGGCGCTCCGGATCGAGGATAGCGGCCCTTATAGTGCCACGACGACCGTTGATGGCGTCACGGCCGGGCTGACGCCCGACGAAATTGCTTATTTGTGGCAGCAAGCGGACATGGGGCCGGGCTGGTTTCCGGCGGGTCCCACCGTGATCGATGCGCCCTATGTCTCGCAGGATGGGGCGCAGCTCAACTGCACCATGGGCAACTGGTACGGCAACCCCGGCGCCTATGCTTATCAGTGGCAGCGCGATGGCATCGACGTGGAGTCCGATAGCGCGGGACATGCCGTCGTCATCGAGGATGTCGGGACTACGTTTACCTGCATCGTGACGGCAAGCAACATGCTGGGTTCGGCCTCGGCGACATCGAATGCCGTCGTCGTCGTGATGCCGGCCCGTTAGGAGATCCCATGGCTCCCGTTCATGTTGCTGCTCTTCTCGCCCATCCCGCCGTCCGGGATGCCATTACCAGGGCGCTGGCTGCCCGCGGTGTGCATGGCGATACCCGCCTGATCCATGTCGATCCGCGCGAGGAGGCGATGCTGCGGATGATGGGCGGTGTGGGGACCATCAACCCCAGGACGGGGCTCCGGCAGTTCTATCCCGGCGACAATTCCAACGCCGGCGAAGGCGTCGGCGGTGCCGGCGATTTCGGTGGCGGCGTCAGTCAGGGGGCCGGTTTTTCCGGCAGCGATTTTTCTGGTGGCGGCGCATTGCCCGGCGGCGCTCCCGCCGACAAAGGCTATGGTCGTGCTTCGACCGGGGCCTCGAGCATAGGCTCCGGGGCCGGGGCTGGCGGCGGCCATAGCGGCAACAACTATATTTCCCAGACCTATGGCGGTCAGGCGGGCCCTCCTGGCGGCGGCTATAGGCCAGTAGCTCTGCCGCAGGCGCCCGCCATCAACAACGTGCCGCCGGCGCCCGTTAGCCTGACGCCCATGATGTCGGATACGGCCACGACGGATCTGACGGGCGGGCGTTTCGGGGCGCTGCCTTCCTATGCGACGACGCCCTACCAGATCGGCATGGCGCCCTCCGCTTATCCGACGCCGGGCGTCAATGCCGGCATCGGGGCGCCGGGCTATGCCGGCAATCCCTTGCCCGGTCAGGATGGTGGCGGCGGAGCTCCCGGCGGCGGCGGCGGTGTTTCTGGCGGTGGTCCGCTCGTCGGCGGTATCAACGTCGGTGACGGCGGTATTCTTGGCGGAGGCGTCTTGGGTCCCGGCGGTACTATTCGGAGCGCGTCGGGGGCCATGGTGCCGACCTCGAGCCCGGCGGGCCAGCAGGCGATCCTGCAGGCTGCGGCGGCGCAATCAGGGGAGGGATATCAAGGAACCTGGGCCGACGCCTTCAACCAGGCGAGCCACAACATCATGGCCCAGCAGGCTGGCCTGCAGGCCGGTCCGACCCAGACTTTGGGCGTTCTGCTCCAGATGCTGGGTGTCGGCCAGGGCAGCGGTCAGCAGGGGGGCAGCCCGCGCAATACCGGCGCCGTGACCCAAGCCGCCTTACCCCAGGCTACCCTGCAGGGGCCGGTGATGGGGGGCCTGGGGCAGGCGCCTCAACCCATCGTTCAGGCGCCTCTCGTCCAGCAGGCCGCCCCCCTGCAGCAGGTGCCTGCAACCCCCGCCCGCGCTCCTCTCGTGGCAGCCCAAGCGGCGCCGTTGACGGTGCAGCAGCGCCTGCTGGCAGCCCAGGCGGCGGCCAGGACGATTGGCGCCAACCGCTGGTGATGCGGGCCGTCCGCGGCATCCCGGCTGACGAGGTTACGACCCTGTGGCCGCGCCTCGAGCCGCTGGTGAGCCGAGCCCTCGAGCGGACGGGGGATTACACGCTGGAAAGCATCCATCAAAGTTTGCGCGACGAGCGGCGCCAGATCTTCG